AAGAAACAACTTTATTAGTAGCGTTAAACACGAATTAGAAAATAGATATTTAACTAGAGGGGGAGAAAGAGTTGCTCCAAGAAGGTATTTCTTTATAGATTTTGTAAGAGGAGATGTTACATTAATGTCTCCTTTAGTAAAAAGAATGGAAAATGCAGTAGTTGATGAAGTCAAAGGAATTTTAAAAAAAGAATTAGTAGAAAAAACATTACAATTAACAATAGGATAATATGGCAACAAATTCAAAAGTAGCGATAGAGGTAGAAATCAAAAATATTAAAAAGATTGCTGATTTAAAAAAAGAGTTAAAAGAATTAAGAAAAGAGCAGAGAGATTATGAAAAAAAGGTTGCAGGTGGAAGTAAGCAAACTAAAAAATCAGCTAAAGAATATAGCGATAGTGCTAAAGCTATTAAAAATAAGTCTAAAGAGTTAAGAGGTTTAAATAAGCAAATTAGCACTACTACTTCTGCTACGCAAAAAGCAACTAAATCTACAAATGCAATGGCAAAGCAATTTGTTAAAGGTGCTGCTGCTTTAGGTATTATTGTTGGTGCATTTAGAACCGTGTCAAACGCTATAAGCACGGTTGTTAGAACTTTCACAGAGTTTGAATTTACAATGGCTAAGGTTTTAGCAGTTTCAGGAGCTACTGATAGTGAGTTTGCAGAACTGACTGCAACAGCAGAGGAGCTTGGTAGAACAACATTCTTTACAGCCGAACAAGTAGGGCAATTACAATTAGCATTTTCTAAATTAGGTTTTACAGCATCAGAAATACAAGACGCTGTTAAGCCTACACTAGACTTAGCAACAGCAACAGGAACAGACCTAGCAAGGGCGGCACAAGTAGCGGGAGCTGCTGTAAGAGGTTTTGGATTAGATGCTAGTGAGACAGAAAGAGTAGTAGATGTTATGGCAGTATCTTTCAGTAGTTCTGCTTTAGATATTGAAAAGTGGAGTACAGGTATGACAAAGGTTGCTCCGATTGCAAAAGCGGCAGGCTTCTCTATTGAGGACACAGCAGCTATTATGGCAAAGCTTTCTGACTCAGGTATTGAAGCGTCTATTGCAGGTACATCTTTAAGAAATATTTTACTTAAAATGCAAGACCCTACATCAGAGCTTTCTATGAGATTTGGTAGAACAATACATTCTTTAGATGATTTAGTTCCTGCTATGAAACAATTTATCGCAGAAGGAGGTAGTATGGCTGATATTATGGAGGTGGTTGATTTAAGACAAGCAGCAGCTTTTGAACAAATGCTTACTACAGCAGATGGAACATTAAAGCTAAGAGATGAATTGAGAAACGCTAATGGAGAGGGGGCTAGAATGGCGGAAATAGTAGGAGATACTTTACAGGGTGCTTTTCTTAAATTAAAGTCAGCACTACAAGGTGTTTCTATATCCTTAATGAAAGATTTTGCTGAGGGTATGCAAAGTGCAATAGAACAAGCTGCAAGCTTTTTTAATATGATTGCCGAAAACAGCAAAACAATTAGTAATACTATTAAGTTTTTAGGAAAATTGGTAAAAATAATTGGGCTTTACAAATTGGGAGTTATAGCAGCAACAACAGCAACTAAGCTTTATGCTAAAAGTCAGGTTTTACTTCGTTTTGCTATGATAAAAACAACAGGTGCTACTGTAACTTTAACAGGAGCATTTACAGCTTTAAGGGTTGCTGCCAAAAGTGCAATGAGTGCTTCAGGTGTTGGTCTGATATTAGTAGGATTGTCAGAGCTTTTACCACTCTTAAGAAAAACCAAAGAGGAAACTGAGGATGTTGCAACAGAAACTGAAAAGCTTACGAAAAGTTATCACGACTCTTTAAAACCAATAGAGCAGCTTAAGGTTACATCAAGCGAGTTAGTAAGAGTAAAGAAATTAATGAACAAGATGGTTGCAGATGGTTTAATTGTTTTAGATAAAGAAGGTAAGGCTATAAAAGGTTCTGCGGCAAATCAAAAAATATATAACTCGTATAAGGGTCAAGCAGCTATTCACGCTAGAGCCTTAAACTCTGAATTAGAAAAAAATGACCAAGCTTTAATAACTGAAAAAACTTCTATTGAAGGGGTGGCTGAAGCTGTAGATACTCTTACTACTTCTCTAACTAATCAAGCTTTAGTTAAAGGGTTTACATCTCAATTAGAAAGAATTACTGATGAGGTGGCTGCTGCTGCTATTGCGGAACAAGAGATAGCAGAATTATTTGGTGTAGACCCCTCAGAATTAGCAAATTTGTTTGACGAAAGTGGAGACATAATAGAACAGACTTTTGGTAAGTATCAAGAAAATGCAGCAGAACTGAACGCTGAAAACTTAGGATTACAGACTTCTCTGCTTCAGATGGGAGAGGTTTTACAAAAGGCAGGTATAAGTAGCTTTGACGAACTACAAGAAACTTTAACAGGAGCAGACGCTAAAACAGAAACGCTAACAAAAGCTTTTGACAAATTAGCAGGTGGAGATGGAATAGGGGCGTTAGCTTTATCTCTTAAAAACCTTAATAAAGACTTAGATGATGGAGAAAACTCTTTAACTCAATGGTCTGAAAAAACAAAAGAAGCCTTAAATGAAGTAAAAAAACAACTTCTTGAAAACCAATTATCAGAGGAGGGTTATAGAGATGCAGTTTTAAAAGCAAGAAAAGATGTTTTAGAGCAAGAGCTTGCTTCTTTAGACGATACAGAAACAAATGCAAAAAGAAGATTACAAATACAAACTGAATTATTAGACATAGGAGTTCAGGCAAGAAAAAACGCTATAAACAAATCGTTAAAAGCAGAACAGGATAGATATAATAAAGAGAAAGAGAATATAATAGCTGCAAACACTATTAATGGTAGGCTAACCGAACAAGGTAAAGAATTATTACTAAAATCCGAAATAACATTTTTAGAAAATAAAAGAAAATTATACGAAACCTACGCTATGGATGTTATTGGTCTTGACACTCAAATAGCTACAAGCAACAGGACTTTACAAGAGCAACAAATGGCTATGTTTAGAGCGGAAATTTCAGAAATGGGAAGTTTAGGTTCTGCTATGCAAAGTTTAGCAGGCGATAATGAAAAGTTAAATTTTGTTAAAGAAGCAGGAATTAAAATATCACAAGTAGCAACTACTGTAGAGGCTGCATTAAGAATAGAGGAAAGCCTCAGAACGCTTGGAATAATAAAACAAAACGCTGCAAAAGCTACAGATGTGGTTATTACACAAACGCAAACAGGCTCTAACCTAAAAGAAGCTGCAAGTGAAAATGTTTCTACAGCTTCTACTATAGCAGGAACTGTTGCTGACATAGCTAGTATAATTCCTAAAGCTATATCTGCTGTTTTGGGTAGTTTTAAAGGCTTGGGGCCATTTGGTTTGATAGCCGCTATAGCTGCGTTTGCATTTATTAAAAAGCTTGTAAGATGGAAAGGAGAGCGAGGAGGAATAATACAGTCAGATGAAAAATTCGCTAATGGAGGAATGGTTCAAGGAAAGTCTCACGCACAGGGTGGAGAAAAGTTTGCTGTCGGTGGAAGGGTAGTTGAATTAGAAGGTGGAGAGGCTGTTATAAACAAAAAAAGCACAGCAATGTATAGAAGCCAACTTTCAGCTATAAATGAAGCAGGCGGTGGTGTTAAGTTTGCAGACGGTGGACTTCTTAACAATCCTCAATTTGCAAACCAACAATTCTCATCAGGTATGACTAATGGTGGTATGCAAAAAGTATATGTAGTAGAATCAGATATAACTAGTAGCCAAAGAACAGTAAATGTGTTAGAATCACAAGCAACAATTTAATAATTAAAAAAAATAAACATATGTTTGTTAGTAAAAAAGTAAAGAAAGATAGGTTAGATACTTGTAAAAAGTGCGACTTTTACAGAAACTTATTAATGTTAAAAAGCCCTAAATGGACTTTGGGAGCAAGATGTGGAAAGTGTAGCTGCTTCCTAGACGCTAAAACAAACTTAACTAAAGAGTTTTTTGGCGAGTGTCCTTTAGGGAAGTGGAAAGAGTAATAACTAAACTTTATATATATGGATTATAACTCAATAATCAAAAACTATTCTGAGGAAAAGAAGGACAGAGTAGTAGAATTAGCCAAGCAAAACAAATTATCAATGGCAGGTAATATGTACCACTCTAATGCTTTAAATTATTTTTTTGATTTATGGCACCAACATTTTCCTCAACAAAAACAATCTAAAAGTTGTAATGGGTGTAGGAAAGCTGTTTGTAAATTTTTTCATAATGTGGCTGACCATATTATTTCACAAAGAAAAGTTCCTGAGGTTGTAGAGGTCGTAAAAAGTGTAAAAACAAAAAAACCAAAACAAAAAAAGAAATCTAGTGTCAAGACAAAATAAAATAGATATAGTTTACGAGTATATTAAGGTAGCTGAAACTGAAATTCTTAAAAGATGGCACGAGCCAACAGTAGTTGATATTTTAAGACACTTGACAGAAAGAGGAATAGTAGAGCCTAAAAGGTTAAGAAATTATATGATAATTCACGATTTTGACACTATGTTAAGGTTTAACGAGGGCAATAGAACGCATACTTTTATGGATTTGTCAATAAAATATGATATTTCTGAAAGACAAGCACAAAGCATAGTTTACAAAGAAAGAAGTAAAGAGAAAGCTAACTTTAATATAACCTACTAAAGTTTTTTCCTAAAACTTCGTAAAAATATTATAACTAAAAGATATTTTTGCTTTTATGGATAAAAAATGGTACAATATTAGTGGAAAAGCATCAACAGGAATTGTTGATGTTTATATATTTGATGAGATTGGGGCTTATGGGTTAAATGCTAAAGATTTTATCTCAGAAATAAAAAATTACAAAAAAAGACCAATGAACCTTCACATCAACTGCGTTGGTGGCGATGTATTTGAGGGTATGGCAATCTACAATGTATTAAAAAAGAGAGAATACAAAACAACAGTATATATAGAGGGAATAGCTGCAAGTATGGGTAGTGTTATAGCGCTTGCTGCAGATGAAATAATTATGGCTGAAAACTCTTTGTTTATGATTCACAACGCTTGGGGTGGAGCAATGGGAGAGTCAAAAGAATTAAAAAAGACGGCAAATTTATTAGAAAAAATTAGTAACGAGATTGCTAATATTTACATAAAAAAGACAAAACTACCTTATGATAAGGTAAAAGATATGATGGATGAGGAGACTTGGTTAAATGCTGATGAGGCACTAGAGCTAGGTTTTATTGATTCTATCTCGGATGCTATTAAAGTGGCAGCCAAATATGATGTTTCTAAGTTTAAAAATATAACAAACGAGGAAATTGCAAGTAAATTAAATATTAACCTAAACAGTAAAAAAATGACTGATGAATTAAAAGCTTGGTTCAACAACAAAGTTGAGGATATTATAGCAAGAGTAAAAAGCGAAAATACTGAAAGCGAAGGAGTTGAAGCAAAATCAGAAGTTGAAGTAACTATTGCAGATGAGGCTGACATTTTAAATAAATTTGTTGATTTTGAAGCAAAAGTAACTGAACTTAATGGGTCTATCGCTGAATTAGAAGGAGAAAAAACAACTCTAACTGAGGAGGTTGAAAGACTTAATGCTTTATTAAGTAAAGCAGATGCAAAGGGAACTGAAATCTCTACAGACGGAGACCCTGCAATAGTAGAAAACAATGTAGAGAACAAAGATGTTGCCTTTTGGAATAAAATAGCAACAAAATTAAAAATATAGTAATAATTTAAAAAATAAAAAAAATGGCAGCAAACGATATAGCAGATAATGGTTTGGGTGGAGCGTATATAGGTACTTACGCATCTAAAATCTTATTAGAACCTATGTTTCACTCAGATGACATTAAAAGTAACTACACTATTTATCCATCTGTGAAATATAAACAAAACATAATGATGGCACCTTCTTTGAAGGGAATCACAGCATTAAATGATGGTTGTGGTACAAATGATTGTGCAGGTAATACATTTCAAGTAACTCAAAAAACGATTACAGTAGAAAATGTTTCAGTTAAACAACAACAATGTTGGGATGAGTTTAAATCAGAAGTAATTGTAGAGTCTTACAGAAATGGTATTAATATGCCTGACTTGACAGGAACTCAATTAGCAGATGTTATCATTAACCGAGTTAGAAATGGTATAATGAATGATATGAGCAGAAACATTTGGGCAGGAGATGCAAATGCATCAGTAGCTGATTGTTCTTACAAATCAATGGGAGAAGGACTTTGGGATAAATTAGCAGCAGATGGTAATTTCGCTGACTCAGGTGTTTTACAAAGAATTACAGGAACAGGTGTAGCAGCAGACTACGGAACTGTTGGAGCAAGAATACCTACAGCAGACGCAGCTTTAATTTTAGGACAAGCGTTTGAAGGCGCTCCTGCAGAATTACAACAAGTAGAAGCAAGCAGAAAAAGAATGTTTGTAACTCCAAATATTTACAATGCTTGGTACGCTAGTTTAACAGCAGTAGCAACAAACGGAGCGGTTGATTATGGACACTCAGAAGCACAAACAGGAAAGGGGAGATTATTCTTTAGAGGAATTGAGTTAGTTCCTATGTATGTTTGGGATGAGGCTTTAACTGCAAGAACAGGAGCAGATTTACCTGCTATCTTTACAGTAGATGATT